TTTGTACACAACTATTGAAAAAGGGGGAACCACGAACTCTCCGCGCATAAAGTATAACTCGGTGTTTTACATTCTTGGATGAAACCTCCTAAAATCTGCTTTTCACTAACCCAACCGAAGGCCACCAGTCCACACCACATCCAATCAAGTACACAACTTGAGTAGGCTATGTTCGATTCTATGTGGCTGACTGATGCCAACGTCCATGGGTAAAAGGGTCCAGATGACCGAAAATACTCACCTCATTCTTTCATTCGTCAGATTCACACACCACAAGGGTATGATCCTCCTTTCGCCACGTCGAAAGGGCTTTCTTTTTAAAAAGCTAATTAGCGTAATAATAAGGGCGCTGTTCGCGCCGCAGTTAAAGTAGCATAACGTAGTGCGGCATTACCTGCTGCCTTTGTTCCGGCCGTAATGGCTGTTAGACCACCCGCTGCCCTCAAGACATTAGATAAAACTCGACCTACCCCGTCTACGTTGGCTGCCATCTGTGTTTCTGGTCGAACAACATTGTTCACCATCTCTAATCCACGGATGTCAGAATCAGCTAATTTCAAATCTCTGATATTTGGGCCGACAACTTCCATAATGTGGCAAAATTCATACTCAAACAGTGATCCTACAGGGACCCCAGTCATGAGCATTCCCATAAAATGGGAATTTGCCTCATTAAGAATATTGTCTTCCCCAGTACCAGATTGTATGTAATCAACATCATACTGATATTCACCAGGTAAAACGGGAGTGTACGTTAAAGTGAACCATTTCTTAGATACCGGCAGCCTGAAGTATGTCTCATACTGCGATATTGTAGCTAATGTCACGTTACTTAGGGACGTGTGTGAAGGAGTATAGGCGGCATGAATTATACCGCTTCTACTCAAATCAGGACCGGCGTACCTTATTCTCACCCCGGCACATACTAGGCGTTCGAGCGTCGCTATATTGGATAATTCGGCAGAAGTGTAATCACTATTACCATTATACGCAACATAGCCGGCTGCTATTCCTGCACCTGTATCTAACGGGGGAAAAAGGGTTCCGGGATCCCCTGATGGATTATTATATAATATCAAGGGAGCCTGATTATTGTTCAACAGACTGTAATCGCTTGCGAGTCGACGAGGTGCAAATGCAACTACTCCATTTCCCAAATTACCCGCCACAAAAGTCCCACGTCCGAAATACTTCGTTCGTCTGGATTTGAGTGAGGGGAAAGATGGTACACATGGCAACCCATCTGGTATATCTCCCATGCCCATAACGGCATTTTGTCGTGCATTTGTGGTGTCAAAGAAGGAAAAAGGATTTACCATTCCTACGGCATACAATTTTGCACAAGGGGACATTACCACATGTGAATTCATTGGCAATTGCCTCATTGAAGAGGATATTTGGTCCCGAGAAACTTCATCCCGCCCGGAATTGAACACCTCATTAATATAAGAGTTCTTTGCCTGACGAGTACGTTGTTTCCTCGCTGGTTTCACAGCTTGTCCTTTAGTAGCACTAACATATTGAGCATAACGTTGGTTACGCTGAGCTACTGTTAGTCCTGCTTTATCGTACTTAATCTTATGTTTACTTAAAAACTGCGCCTTTGTTAAAGGCCCAGGATTAAGCTCAACATCACCTGAAAGTTGGAGTAGGGGATAACACAAAGAATTTCTCCTTTGTACTACCTTGGTGACCCAGGGACGCAACCTAAGACGGCACAGGGGTATGGGGCCGGGATTTTCCTCAACGTCTCCGTCGAGGGATAAATCCCTCCGCCAACCTTTAGCCTTCTTAGGAGGAATCTTAAACTGGGGATCCTCCCTATATCCATCAAATTTTCCTTCGATAATGTCCTGGAATAAATCCTGGCCATCCTCTGATAGGTAGCAGTCAATGATAGTTTTATCCAAACAAAGATTAGATAAAACCTGAAAACGATCGCGGCACAAAGCCCAAAACAATTTGAACTGGTCGCATTTCATAACATCCTCATTAGTGAGTTTGTTTTTCTTGTGGGCCCGATGCATAACATAGAGGGCGATCATACGAGCACATGCTTGTTGAGCGTCTTTCTTTGCTGTGTGTCGTTGGATAGTTTTAAATACCTTTCCGGCATGCACAAATCTTGCCTTACACTCCCAGGTGGGAATGTGGGAAAAACCTGACATTTCGGAATGATAAGTAATGTCATCTATGGGGGGGAGCCCTTTTGAGGCTCCTCCTTGCTTATACTCATTAATAAAACTTATCCAATTGCCTGCAATAAAAGCAGAACCCCCAGGTATACCCGCAGCAAAAGCTGTAGTATCTGGAGACTTCTCATATCCAGGTGGAACAAAATCATTTTCAGTCATCAACCACGTAGATTTGACTTTAGGTGGTTGTACACATTTGGCATTTGTTTGACCGTTTGCCTTACGGGGTTGTTTATGTTGTGTGTACAACATAGTGTTTTTAAATCCTACCTCCGACCGATGAATATAAGGATCATGGGAAAAAAACGAAAACCCATTTACAGTAGTACCTTGCCTTGATTCGAGTCCTAAGACAGCATTTGCAGCTCGATATTTTCCATCCCTTATACTTATTAACGTCCATATATCTGAATCACTTGTAAATTTATCTCTATGGTTTTGTAACAACCACAGAGAGTAATTTTTCAAAAATTCTTGGACAATCTTTTCCTCAGGTGTTTCTCCTAAAGCAACTAGCATTTGAAAAGTTGTTATTGACGAGGCTATCACATCAAATGTTTTAGCTTTCATTACCTGTGTTATAGATGTTGACAATTTTTCTATCCGGGGTTGGGGAACCCAAGCACTATAAAAGCTGTTCCATCGGGCTGTTGAGCCAAGAAACTCAAGCCCCTCAAGATCTTTAGAAATCTTGAAGGCCTTATCCTTTATAGTGAGACGTAGAAGAGCATATGTTAAACGCATAGTTTCTTCAAAATGTTCCCTATTGAATCCGTTAGGATACCAAAAGGGTTCATCTATTGTCCCTAAAATATCATCTCCATATATTGAGTCACGAACATGATCCATAATCTCTTCATAAGTCAAGATTTTGTCCAAGTTAATGGCCCCAAGGGTAAGAAAGAAATAAAATTGAATTTGTGTGTGAGACCAACAATTATCTACGGTCGTATCATTTGATCCAGACGAATTACCATCTGGACGGCGAAACATAGTTCCGTCACTCAAACAACAGACAGGCTCTAGAGTATTCTCCACAACAAATTTGTAGTGATCTCTAAAAGTGTCAACCATAGGACTCAATCTCGGTTCCTTGTCACTTAAAACGGCTTCAACCTTAATCATTTCTTCATAAGTAAGGCCGAAAAGGAACAAAGTCCGATCATCATAAACTTCTTTTAAACACACGTCACGATCATAGCCTGAAACATCGACGGTAAAGTGGATTGGGTGTTTAAATGCACGCTGGTGCTCTAAACACATTCTGTTAAATCCGCCATACTGTTTCACGAAGCCATACCTAGGCCAATGCTTGGAATAGGAATGGGCATACTTTTTCATTCTATGGTTTTGTTCATCAAAATAAAACTTCTGATGAAGCAAAAAAGGTAACTCTGGGTTAAAAATTGTACGAAGTTTGCCATTAGCTACATCGTCTAAGGGTAAATATTCATCTTTGGGAAATACACTCCAAATAGGGGTATGACAACGTTTTACTTCATCTGCAAAATCTGGTGAAGCCAGAAGTTCTGCTTTTGATTTAAAACCCATCGCTGAATAAGGTTTACCAACTGAGGTCGACATATTAATGTCATAAACTAAGGAAAAATTACTACACGTCTGGTAATCAAACATTCTACGAGTATACTGTAGAGCCAAATCCCACAATAAATCATCAGGTCGAGGAACCCGAGGTTTATCACATTTTTTGAGTGAGTTCAAATATCTTTCATTATCATGTATTGCACGAGTGCAACCCACGAGTGGTGTGAGAGTATTATCCCCCGTCTCTTGAACGTAAGCTTGATATATTGGGTCGATGGATGACCCATCTACATTCTTGACTCCTCCCGAACGGAGAGTTGTGCAAGTACCTAGATTGGCCATATGTTTGAATGTTACAGAACCGGGACTAGTAGGGTGCCATTGAGCCTGAACTCGCGGATGAAATTCCCCAGAGGGCTTCAGCCGTTCGACACTCTCTTTTTTTAGGGGGTGAGAGTACCCCCAATTTAAAAATCCCAGTGAACTAAGTCTTCGAAATGGTCCTCAACAAATGATAGAAAACAATTGAAAGTGCGAGCAGTTGCCACATGTATACCAAGAACTTTTTCTTCCGCGCCTATGACAGGGGCTCCGCATGTTCCTTCTTCAGAATTATAGTTTACGGCAGTGAACTCAGAGCCGGCACCTATAATATTACCAACACTCATCCACAACCCTTTTGGGGAAGCATCTGAGATATATGTCATTTCAACTTGGTGTTCATACTTCATTCCCCTAGTAAAACCAACTTTGTGCGAAGGCACAAGAGGTGTTAGAGAGGGGTGTATAGTTAAACACAAATCTTCTGTGGCATATTTTTTTGTTGTTAATAAATCAATCTCCTTTATAGTCAAGATAACAGGAGTATTTGTTTTTCCTACGAAAGTCATTTTGGAATCTTCTGTCAAACCGCGGAAAAAGTGTTTTGGCATAGCCACATACATTTTACCGTTGTGTGAGACAACTGATGCATTTCCAACGAAATTTTCACCTTTCTCAACCTTCCATTTTACATTAGGATTACTCCCTTTGTAAACAGCCATTGATTGGGCTAGCTCTATTGGTAAAGATTTTGATTTTGTATTTGCTAATTTGCATTCCTGCTTTAGTTCAATACAATCCAAACTAGAAATTGGTGTAAATTTACAAATAGGTTTTGATTCCTCCTTGTACTCAACTTCCTTCTTTTTCTGAGCTAATTGTCGTTGTTTTAGTCTTTTATCATATTCAACCCACTTATCCTTATAATCGTTCCATTTGGTCTCCCAATCTTTATCAGTAAACTGTTGGGACCAATTGTGATTCTTATAATAAGATTTGTAATGGTTAAAACTTTTGAATTCAGCAAGTTCCTTATCATATTCCTTGTCCGCTTTAGGAACAGGTTTCCTAACGGGGGCTGATTTGCGCTTAGTTTCTTTACTTTCTTTTGCGAAAGTAAAGCCCTCATCAAAATCCTGGGGTGTCTCTAAATAAATCAACCATTTTGCCTTTTGGCTATCTTCAGGTAAATCTTTAATCTGCTTCAATTTCTTGAACATTTTAAGGTTTTTAATCTTCCTAACATATTCAATTTTGGGTTGAACAGTTATTTCAATAGGAGTGTTCTTCATCAGAACAGGCTCTTCTTTACTAACCATTTTAACATTATTAATAATTGATTCCATTAAGCGTCTATTATCATTGGTAACATCTTTTAACGATGCCCTACTTTCATAGATAGCCTCTTGAAATCCTTTATTTATTGCTGCTATTATGGCTGAAGTTAATTTATCTGTAGATTCCAATATCATTTCTTTCTTAACAATTATAAAACTGCCAAGATAATAATGAAGGGAAAATGTTGGTTTATCTAAAACAAGTGTTCCCAAGGGTCTCTTGAATGTCGGCCAATCATTGGATAAAATAAGATCCAAAATATATTCTTCAAATTTCTCTGCCTTATTAAAAGTAACCTTCTTATAATTTCCTTGTCGGTATAAATCAACAAAAACTGCTGTTTTAGTCGAAATGGGATTTACTATGTTACGTGTCAATTTAAAGAGATCTAAAGAAAATGGACCAGAAATAGTTAGCTCTTCTTTTGAGAATTGTTTGGCTAAATCCGGATATTGCAAAGTTGCATATTTAGGAGATACTGCCAGAGAACGAACTAGGGGTTTTTTCGACACAGCATCAACTTTAACAATTGATTCATATGTGTACTTCGTCCGATCATTAGGGTTCATGTAAACATGACCTTCATCATCTTCGTATTCTGGTTCAAAATCTTCTACTCCGTTATCATATACTGTCCACTCACTATTACCTTGGTCATCAAGAATAACAACACGATCGTCGAATTCCTCATCGGGGGCATCAAAATACCCATAATCATAATCTTCTTCTTCCTCATCGGGAAAATTATTATTATAATTAAATTCCATCATCCTTTCGAATGATGCTCGATCTATGTTGTATAATTCTCTCATATCCACAGTAGGATCCATAAATGCTAAAAACATCTTTGGGTCTTGAATGTTGAAATATGATAATATTTCTTTAAAATTGAACTCAGTTAATTGACCCGCCTTGTACATCTCATGTAATTCCTTGGAATAATCATAATCAGACTGAAATGATCCTTTCCTACGAGGTGAGTTACGAGGGGCCTTAAAATAAGTACGACGTCCACGCCCTCCTTTTGTTTTCCCTTTACCTTCTAGTTTATAGCCAGTTGGTAAAGTTTTGAGCAAATACATGAAGACTATAGCCGACAACAAATGTTGTGGTTCTGAATCCTCAGGTAAATCTGCCCCAAAATGAGAGGTTAAACGTAGATAAATTTGTTGAAAATACTCGCTGAAAACATCGGTTGTTATTGTTAAGTTAACGTCACGAATCATTAAGAAAGTTTTCTTATTATCAACAGTTCCAAAAAACTTTTTTAGAAAACTAATGGCCTTGTCACACCTTAAAGTAGGAGTAACAAAACTAAGAGAATCTAGATTATTTATTTGGGCTGTCATCAAATTTGTCAAATTTCGTTGATGAATCACGGCATTTCCTTTTCTAAAACTTTGGATATGTCCAGTTAATATTCGTACATATTCATCTTTCTTTTGAAAATAGTCTACAAAACGCGTATTTCTCTTAGACCTTTTATAAGACTTATAAAGGCGTAGAAGAACCAAGTAGGAACTTCTGAAAAATAGATAGTAAATTATAATCAAATGGTAGATTAACATACAATACGCAACCATCCAATCTAAGGCGAAATCAAAAATGCCAGAAGAGACAAGTTGTTCATCACCTATAATAAATTTATTAGTGTAATCCAATAATGGTATGCGATCATTTGTATGCCCAAAAGCGTACGATTCAACGTGCACGGTAAACGCAGCAAACAATCCTGAACCGCTCATTTCTGAATGTATTGGAACCCAAGTGGGTAAACACACACAAAAAAAAAACGGTAGACGATAATTTAATCCAAGTTTCTCGAGCCCATTGCTACAATCAAATTCCCGATCATAAAGATGACCAAGAAAAGGATTGAAATAATGTACCTTTTGGAGAGTTTTTGGCGGAGCATAAGACATTAAGAAATATGCTACGCACAAAAAAAAAAAAATTTTTGCAACATTTGTGATTATATAATCAATGCCGGTTGCAACGGCAGACACTGAAGCTTTGA